TACAAAGCAATTGCAGATGGCATTGCAGATTCTTATGGAGTAATGAAGCGCACACCAAGAAATCTTTTGGTTTCAAACGGTGGCGGTTCTGGAGATATTGATTTCTCAGGACTTCTCGGAGCGGTGGATACCACTGGTCGCCCTCTATACGCTGCAGCCGCTCCAATGAATGCGAATGGATTGGTTTCACAAGGTTCAACCGTTGGTACAGTTGCAGGATTAAATCTTGTAGTTGATCCTTATTACACAGGCAATGATGCTGGTGTTAAATATGGTTTGGTTTATCCAACCGATGCAATGCGATTCCATGAGTCCGGTACTCTTGAAATCCGCGCTAATGTTGTTGCTAATGGGCAGATTCAGATTGGCATCTACGGTTATGTTTGTGCCGTCAATCGTTACCCAACTGCATTCCGTTACCTCACAGTAGCGTAACAACAAACTAGATCGGGAGCCTTCCGGTTCGCCCCTTCCGAATGAGAAGGCTCCCACCCTAAAGGAGTAGAAATGGCATTTGTTACAATCGCAGAGTTAAGAACAACACTCGGTATAGGCGATTTGTATACGGATGCCGTATTACAAGAAATTTGTGATAGTGCTAATTTACTTATTGATGAATACCTTGCAAAAAACAATGCTTATGTAGATTCTCAACAATTGTTAAGCAAAACTGTAACGCTTGTCACAGCAGACATTAATCCATTTGTAGTAGGTCAAACAGTCACCATTACGGGATGTGGATCTACATTTAATGGTTCTAAAGTTATTACAGCAGTAGATACTTATTCAATCAGTTATGTCCTCACAGGTACTCCAGCCGATCAGGCATTACATCGTGTGTCACCTTATGGAACTATTGCCGGTACTGTTCACATAGATTACGAAAATATTGCGCCAATTTCAGAGGCAGCCATGATGATTGCCGTAGACATTTTTCAAAGCCGTCAAGCACCTAGCGGTGGATTAACTGGCATTGATTTTCAACCTGCTCCATATAAAATGGGCGTGTCGCTTCTCAGCCGTGTCAAAGGTTTAATTTCAGCCTGGATGTCAACTTCAGGAATGGTCGGATAATGTCTTGGGCAGCCTTTCGTACATCCGTAGCAGCAGCCGTTGCAGATGCAACCAAATTTCAAACTTTTAGTTTTCCTCCTAATGCGCCTATCCCCAATTCCTGCATTGTCGGGTGGGATGATCCCATGATTGAATTAATAAACAATCAGACAAATGCTAATTGTTATGCCAACATAAAATTGACTTTTACAGTACCAGCCTTGGACAACCAAGGAAACCTTGCCGGCATTGAAACAATCATGCAAAGCGCTATTGCAAAGTTAAAGACAAACTTAACAGGCGTTACAATTAGATCTGTATCTGCTCCACAAATCTTCTCTCTTGCCAGCGGGGATCTAATGAGTTCGGATGTCAGTTTACAAACACTAACCACTTTCGGGAGTTAATATGGAATACAAAGCGCTAGAAGATTTCGCCATTGTTGGAAGCGGTTTCAGTAAAGGCGAAGTAGTAAAAGAAGAAGCATTAGCAAATGCGGATCTCGAAGCATTGATGGCCAATGGCTTCATTGAACTAACCACTAAAAAAGTAAAGGATAAAGAATAATGGCAACATTTTTAGGTAACGGAGTTCAGTTATCCGTAGCAACAACAAATCTTTCAACATACGTTAAAAGCGTAACTTTAAATCAGACCTTCGATAGTTTGGATGTCACCAGTATGGGGGCGGTTGGTCATTCTATGATCGCTGGTCTAGAGAATTCAAGCATAACTATCGAATTCAATGCAGATTTTGCAGCATCAGCAGTTAACCAAACAATCAATGGTGCAACAGCCGGAAACGGTTTAGTTGGATCTACAGCAGTTGTTAAAGTCATTCCAACATCAGCATCAGTTGGAGCAGCAAACCCACTTTACACTGCAACATGTTTAGTAATCGAATGGCCACAAGTTTACAATGTTTCAGAACTTGCTACAGTATCGGTTACATGGCCTGTTAACGGTGGTATTGTTAAAACCATTACAGGAACAATCTAACAAATTAACGAGGGGATAACGATGAAACTCAAGGTAACACTAGAGGATGGTTCAAGCGGTTCTTATCAGATTACACCTAAGATAGAGGTTGAGTTTGAGAAGTTTGTAGGCGGAGGATTTGTAAAAACGCTTAGGGACGAAGAGAAGCAAGAACATGTGTATTACTTGGCTTACTTATGTTTGAAGAGTAACGGACATACAGTAAAACCATTTACAGACGGTTTTCTAGATACCTTGAGTCTTGTCGAATTGGAGTTAGATAGCCCAAATGGCTAACGCGGGACACGCGAACCTTCGAGGTCGCTGCTCTCGCAATAGCAACAAACTCATCTCCCAATGAGATTATGGAATTAGATTATTGGATGTATAAGGCACTTAAAGCCGTACTAGAGGAAAGGCACAGGGCAAACAACAATGCAACCCGAAGTGCTAAAACTATACGGCGCTAAAGACCTTGAAGCCGCAATAAAAGAATTTGATAAAGATGGCAAGAAAGCATTGGATAAAGCCATTAACAAAGCGGCTAATACCGTAAAGGTAGGCGCTAAAACCTATATCAAAGATGACACAATTCCTGGACTTAGTAGATGGAAAGAAACAGCAAAATTTACTGTAAGAACTCAAAAAGAATCTTTAGCCAATGTTCGGACATTTCCGCGTTACGATGCTGCATCTATGAAAGCCGGATTACGTACTAAAAAGCAACGCGGAAAGAATTTTGACTCAAGGGGATTTTCCACAGCCGTTGCGGTTGAACAAAGATCACCTGCTGGAAACATTTTTGAAAAAGGTGGAATTGAGGGTGCTGCTAAAGGTTGGTTTGGAAGTGCTGGTAGTAACAGCATAAATCCTTTTGCATCTCAACAATTTAAAGAAAAATTACAAAGTTTTTATTTTATTAATAGAGGTCGCGGTAGAGCATTAATTCGTGCAGGTCGTGAAGATGCCGGCAAGGCTAATGCCATGATCTCACGCGCACAATATGCAGCAGAACTAAGATTGCAACAGAAATTTAATCAGGAAGCGGCTAAACATGGCTAGATATGTTATTAGTGGATTATGGAAAGACAAAGCCGTAAAGGATGCCACAAAAAGTATTAAAGGTTTGGAATCAACCACCATTAACATGGCTAAAAAAGCCAAAGGCGCTTGGATAGCGCTTGGAGTAATCGCAGGTTATTACACAAAAAAAGTTATTAAAGATTCAATTGCCGGAGCAATGGCAGATGAAAAGGCTCAAAAATCATTAGCCTTAACCCTAAGAAATGTTGCTAACGCTACAGATAATACGGTTAATAGTGCCGAAGCCCAGATTACATCCATGGGTAAATTGTACGGTTATAGCGATGATGTTTTAAGACCATCGTTGGCAAGGTTAGCAAGATCAACACAAAACGTTGCGGTTGCACAAAATGCTTTAACACTTGCAATGCAAATATCATCGGCTACCGGAAAAGATGTTGAAACTGTATCAGCGGCATTGGGTAGAGCGTATGGCGGTAATACTGGAGCCTTGGGCAAACTTAATTTAGGACTAAGTGCAAATGTTTTGAAATCTAAAGACATGAATAAAATCTTAACTGTATTACGTAAAAACTTTAAAGGTTTTGCCGAGCAAGAAGCAAATACAGTTTCGGGTAAATTTAGAATACTTAAAACAGCGGCTAAAGAAGCCGAAGAAACAATAGGTTATGCACTTGTCAATGCAATAGATAAGTTGATTGCTAAAGCCGGCGGCGTTGATAAATTAGCAAAATCCTTTCAAACAACTGCACAAAACATTGCTGATATTGTTCGCTCAATTGTTATCCTTAATGATGTTATTGCTGGATCAAAATTAGACAAAGTTGCTAACTATTTATTTGTTGAACCATTTACAAAAGGTTGGCAAAAGATAGTAAACCTTTCAACATTGTTGGCAAGAAAAGAACGCGAAAACCTTGCTATTGCTAAAGGTAAAACTGCTCAAGTTATTAGCGCTCGCAATGCTGAATATGTTGCAGCAAAAGCATTAAAAGATCTAGATAAACCAAAACCAGATGATAACAAAACTGAGTTGCAGCGTATTGCCGATGCAATGGCTGCTAAGGCTGGATTTAAAGTGGCTGAGGATCTAGATTCACTTAATAAGATCGCCGCAGCAAATCGTCTTGAAGAAAACAGAAATTACATGTTTGAGTTCATTGCCAGTCAACAAACGCAAACTGCAGAATTTGAAAAATCTACTGCATCAAGAACTGCTATTGCTCGCAAAGGCATTGCTGAAATTGAAGCAATTATAGATGGGCTAGGGGCTAAGGCAAGCAAGGGATTTGATCTTAATTTTTACACCAAGATATTTGGGGCTAATCAAACTGCACCAACATTAGGAGCCTTACCATCTGGGTTTGATCCTAGTAGTGGGGCGGCCATATTTGGTAGCGATGTAGCCGGTGGCGGTGGCGCATTTATGCCAGGGGATCCAGGCTATACAGGTACAGCAGGTCAAACCAATGTAACCAATAACATTTCAATAACTGCTGGACAAACATTTTCTACACAGTACGAAATCTATGAGTATTTCTTAAATGCACAATTGGCTGCACAAAGGGCAGGTACATCTACATCATTAGATAATGGTGGCAGGTAATGGCACTTGCGCCAACGCTGATTGCCACGATTGTACTAAGTAACGGTGCATCCTTTGCCCCTCCATTTCAAATAGGAAACCCTTTAACACCATTGGGCGTAGGTGTTCTATCTGACTCAGCAAGTTATCAATCTATTGATGTATCTGATCAGATATTAAGAGCGTCTATTAAAAGAGCCTACAATCGTTTAAGCGATTCATTTCAAAGCGGTAGAGCAACAATTTTAATTCAAGACCAGGCGGGCGACTTCAACCCCACTAACATTTCCAGTCCGTATTATCCAAATGTTTTACCAATGCGTAAGATTCAATTAAGTTCTACTTACAATGGCAATGTTTATTATCTAGGAAGTTTTTACATCCAAGCATGGAAATATACAGCCCCTAAAGATGGTCAGGTGGGCTATGTTTCATTAGATTGCATTGATGGTTTCCAACTATTAAATTTAACCACCATTAGTACAGTTACAGGTGCAACGGCTGGACAGTATTCAGGTACAAGAATTGGCAAGATATTAGATGCAGCAGCCTTTCCAGCAAGCATGAGAAATTTGGATACGGGATCTAGCACAATGCAAGTTGATCCTGGAACTGCAAATAGATCCGCTCTTAGTGCATGTCAACTAATCGAACAATCAGAACTTGGAAGTTTTTATTTTGACCAATTTGGATTTGCTAGATTTGTAAGCCGTGCAAACTCAATTAAGTTTCAAGCCGGTACGCCAACTGTTTTCAGCGATACAGGATCTGGTATTACTTATGATCAAGTTACTTATGATTTTAGCGACACAGGTTTAATCAATTCGGCTTCAATCACACGCAACGGTGGCAGTGTGCAATCTGATTCCGATTCTGCATCCATTGCCAATTATTTTCAACATAACAGAACTCGTACTGGTTTGATGATGGAAACGGATTCAGAAGCCTTGTCAATGGCGGCATCAATCGTTGCAAGTCGAGCAGATACCACAATCAGAGTTGAGTCAGTAACAATCAACACAGGCGATCCAAGCGATCCAGCCCGTGTGGTTGCTGGACTTGATTTAGATTATTTTGACCCAATCACAGTAATACAAACTCAAGCCGGTGGATCGACCATTTCCAATACCTTAGTGATCCAAGGCGTAAGTTATGACATCTCACCAAACAAATGGACTACGACTTTCATCGTGGCCGACCCTTATGCAACAGGATTTGTTATAGGATCGGCTACAATGGGAGTCTTAGGTTCATCCTATTTAGGATATTAGAAAGAGGTAATCACCATCGCTACCGGATTCCCGTTCGCCACTGGAGATATTTTGTCTGCAGCAGCGGCAAATGGCTTGGTAAATTTCACTTTGAATTCTCAGAGTGGGGCTACATATACACTTGCAAGCACTGACCAATATCAGGTATTAGTTGTTACCACCAACGCTTCTACTAAAACAGTAAGCATTCCAACAGATGCAACCTACGCATTTCCAAATGGTACTGCAATAACTATTCTAAATACTGGCAGTGGATTGCTTACCGTAAATGCAGTAACTAGTGGAACTACTACCGTTACAAGTGCAGGAGCAGTCAGCGCAAGCCCAACAGTGGCACAATACAAAACTTGTGTTGCTCTAAAAATTTCAACAAATGCTTGGACTATCGTGGGTGCAGTCGCATAATGATTGGTAATATCGCAGCAGGTGCAATGGATGTTAAAAAAGCAATTCCATTAGATGTTGAATACCTAGTTATTGCTGCGGGCGCTGGTGGAGGATTTGATCGTGGCGGCGGCGGCGGAGCCGGTGGTTACAAAACGGCTACATTAACTTCATTGTCAAAATCAACAAACTATACAATTACGGTTGGCGGCGGCGGAGCAGGTTCAACAAATACAGCACTACAAGGGTCAAACGGTGCTAACTCGGTATTTTCTACGGTTACAAGTACAGGCGGCGGTGGAGGCGGTTCAAGTAGTGGAGCGGTATTCAATGGCGTAGCCGGTGGCTCTGGTGGCGGTTCGCGAGATGGATCTGGTGGTACAGGTGGGGCAGCATCTCCAAGTGGTCAAGGCAATGCCGGTGGAAACGCTGGAACAGTAGGTAGTGGTGATTCATCTGGTGCTGGTGGCGGCGGAGCCGGTGCAGTAGGAGCAGCAGGTCGTACCAATGGAACAGGTATTGGTGGAGCCGGAAGCGCATCAAGCATTACAGGTTCAAGTGTTACAAGGGCATCTGGTGGATCTGGTGGCGGTTTAACAGCAGCAGTCGCAGCACCTGGTAGTGGCGGCGGCGGAGCCGGTGGAGCAAATAACAATAACGGTAGTGCTGCAACTGCTAACACAGGCGGCGGCGGAGGCGGCGGCGGTAATAACAATTCTGGTGGCAATGGCGGTAGTGGAGTCATTGTTCTGAAATATCCTGACAATTACACGGCTACTTTTAGCGGTGGAGTTACTCAAACAACGCCAGCAGCAAGCGGCGGTTACAAGATTTCAACAATCACAGCAGCAGGTATTTTAGACACAGTAAGTTGGGCATAATGGCGCACTACGCATATATTGATAAAAACAACGTTGTTGTCAATGTAATAGTCGGCAAAGATGAAACTGAATTTATTGATGGTTTAGAGCCTGAAATTTATTATGCTCAAGACACGGATTACACAGTAAAACGCACAAGTTACAATGGTGCGATTAGGTATAATTTTGCAGGGCTGCAATATACTTACGATGCCGATGCCGATGCCTTTAT